GCAAACATTAGTAAAATCATTGACGCAACTATTAAAAAAGCGTACAGGAATTGGAAACCTTGTCGTGCTATTAGAGTATATCATTATGCTGCTGCCTTTGATGGCAACAAAATGATTTGTTTCACCCAAAATAACCCGATTAAAACTCATGCACGGGCTTACAGAATAGGCGAACAATTTAATCTACCCAAATATAAAGAATATCCATTCATCCATGCTGAATCTCATCTTATTTCTAAACTGCTGGATATGTATAATACCATTGATGTTAATTGGACAGTATGTATTATGCGTATTAATAGACGAGGATTGATCTTAGGCAGCAAGCCTTGTGTTAATTGTGATAAATTATTAAATGCTGTAGGATTATCTAATATATATTACAGTCTGGATAATGGCAATTTTAGTGATAGTATTGGAAATCAGACTCAAGTAGAAGGGTTGACAGTGCCGATGGTTATGGTATAATCCGACAAACGGAGACAACCATGAACTGCATTTACTGCAAAAACCAGATTGATTTTGATCGTTATGAGTTTCTTGTTGAAACTGGTCGCCAGATTCTTTGTAAATCTTGTAGTGTAGAGAGTCGTGCTGTGGGTTTTATGGACTGGAATCATAAAACTGCACCATCTCTTGTTATGGTTCCTAGTAATGCTACTCAAACTATTCGTATTCTTGATAGGGCAAATCGTCGTGCTAGATAATTCTAAAAATATTGAAATGAATGTAACTAAAATGACTTGGCTAGATTTGTATAATTATTTGCATGAAAGAGCCAATGATGTTAAAAATCTTGGTTGTTTTCCTTGGCAAGAGACTGTGGAGGTATTCGATTGGGAAACTTTAAATTACTATCCAACAGATTTTATTATTATGCCAGCAGATAATAAGATTTCTCTTGCTGTGGACACATATCAACCGGAGGATAAATAATGGATCTTGAAATTGAAAGTCTTTTATTTAAACAAGTTGAAAAACCTAAACATTATTGGATGACTAAAATTATTAATGTTTTCGATAATCGTTATCGCGTTAATGTTTATACTGAAATTTTTGATGAGGTTGATCACCTAATTAAACGTAAAATTCATAGTAGTTATTTTTGTCATTATTCTAAAGGTAATTTGAAAATTATCGCTGACAAAGATTTAATCAAGGAGGATTAATTATGAAGAAGATGATTTTATTCGTGGCTATTTGTGGTCTAATGAACGTGTGCGATGCTAAACCTAGAAATTATAGTTATACTACTAATTACTCTATCAATAATAGCACAGCACAAGGAGTAGCAGAAACAATGGCATCACGAAATATTGTGGGTCATTTTGGTGGCAATAGTGGATATGAAGGTTGCGGTAGTGGATCAACTCCACAACAAGCCTATAATAATTGCTGCTTCTCTAATAGTGGTATGATTACTGTGGATGTTGGATATGCTCAGGGTAAAAATGGTAGGTGGTTTTGTTGTCGTAGATATTCAAGGTGATCGTATCTAATTTAGTGAAAAATTTAAAAATCCACTAAAGAATCATGCTTGACAGTACCGATCTATCTGGTATACTTAGAGCGTAAACAACAACTAACACAGGAGACTGAAAATGCCCAAGGGTAAAAAGAGTTGCGATAAGTGTGGTACATTGACTGGCCCGCGTGCTTTTGTTTGTGCTAAATGCAATACTCCTTTCATCTTTAAGTGTCAAAGTAGAGAGAAAAAGAATACCAAGATTATTCGTGACATTAATTGGCGTGATCTGATTAAGGGAGATAAGATCAAAGTTGCTGGTGGGCCATATTATGTTAGTAAGGGAGAGTTTATCCCTATGGGTTATCGTGGACGATTTTTGGTTGAGGGTATTGATGACAATGGAATCCTTGCTTATGGACTTGACAAATACCAGGGTTTCTGCCATATTTATATGGGTGGAGACATTCAGAACAAGGAAACCAAAGTTTGGAAAACCAAACATAAGTTGCTCAAACTGAAACCTAGAGAAGTTGTATGACACAATTAACTAACGATCAAAAATATCAATTAAATAAACTAATTGACCACAGAGATTCTATCAGTGAAAATCTGTTCCATATTGAGCGTATTTTAAAAGATTATTTTCCTCAAGAGTACGATATTGCTTATCAGCATTGGATTCCTCAAATGATCACAGCACTATATGAGGATGAAAGATGGCTTTCTAGGGGAGAGCGTAATATGCAAGATACAATTGACCATATTAATGATAGTCAGTCTGGTTCTGGTGTAAAGAAATATATCTAGTTGGAGAATACCATGAGCGAAGTTTATGCTATTACTGATCTTAAAGGATACGCAGAGGAAATGAGAACCTGTGCTGCAAAAAGTATTTGTGAAGATCATAATGAAGATTTAAATAAATATATTTCAATTGGTCAAATGATTAATCTTGTCAATGAGTATTGTCTTGGTTTTGATGAATTAAACAGACCAATGCTCAATGAAGATATAAATTGTCAAATTTTTGAACAGACTAGTGTATGGATTCATAATATTGGTTTAGCAAGACTCGCTGCTAAAGACTTGGTTCAGTGTGCATGGAGCGATAAAGAGAATACCATGATTTTCTGGACGGAGAATAAAAATGAATCTAAACCAAAAAGAAAACGAACTAAGAGAAATAAAAGAAAAGATTGATGAACTAATGGATTATATTTCTTCGGATTTCTGTCAGTCATGTCTGAACTATTATAAAGAAATTGAGATTTTACAACAAAGACTTAAAGAATTAGAACAATAATAAATATGGGGCGTTGCAGCCGGTAGTTGCACATACTCTTATAAGGTATTCAAAAGGTTGGTTCGACTCCAACACGCCCTATTTAATCTAGGAGATTATTATGAGAAATTTATATTTGGATATTGTTTTGATTATTGGTTTTGCTTTGAGTGTTGGTTTGAACGTATTTCAATTTTATACTATGGAACACGTTGAAGAAATGTATTTCAAACAATGTGGGTCTAGTATTATTGCAATTAGGGAATCTGAATTGAATAAAATGTTTGATCAACTTGAAGAAGGTTCTGAAAAATAGGGCGAGAAATGGTTTCGATTACATAAGGAGAATTATATTAGCAAGTGGAGGTTGGTCTGTTGGCCTCCTTAAAAGCAGACCAAACGCTTTAACTGGCGAAACTCAGTTAGCCCTTGCTGCTTAATTAAATAACAGCAACAATCTTAGAAAGCGATGAAGGTAGCGTTCAAAAGATTGATGTAAAATCCTTCGGCTGCTAGAATAGCCAACGGGTTCTAGCCTGAGATTAGTTGGTACGGAAAGATGAATGTTGTTTGTTCTTTAATCTTTCATAAAACTTATGAACATAATAAACTTGTAGAAGATATAATTTTAATTATGCTAAGACTCGGGTTCGACTCCCGACTCGTCCAATATGAGTAGAAAAATTTGTGTTTATTGTGGTAAAAGAAAAAATAGTAAATCCTTTTCTAAACATAGAGGACACAAAGATCGTCTGGATAGTAGATGTAAAAGTTGTGTTAAAAAAGAAACTAAGATAAGATATAAAATAAGAAAAAAAGCACCACCAGTACCAAATAACTGTGAATGTTGTCATAAGTTATTTTCAGAAAAAAACAGCGAAAGATTAGATCACTGTAAAAAAACTAAAAAGTTTAGAGGCTGGGCTTGTGATAAGTGCAATACTGGTATTGGTCAATTAGGAGATAATATTCAAGGAGTTTTAAATGCTTTTAATTATCTCTTATTAAGAAGCGATATTAGTGCTGATGAATTACCAGTATTAATAAATGGTGTTGTCGATTCTTTGAATAATCTGTTGTCCAGACAGAAAGATTCAAGTAGGGTTGCTTGACAAACCGATAATCGTAGTGTAGAATGGCGATACACACAGGAGACTATTTGTAATGATTCACGATTTTGATTATGTTATGGGAATGGTTCGTGATCTTCGTGCTACAAGCAGCACTAAAGATAAGGAAGGAATTATTTTGGATTATTGCGGACATAATAGTGCCGCAGCATCTTTCACTAAAAATATTTTACTTTATACTTATCATCCGTTGTGGCAATATAATGTGACCAGCGATAATTTGAAGAAGAAGAATCATCTTGTAGCCAGAAAGAACGAATATAAAAATTTCTTTGATTTGTTGGATGCTCTAAAGAGTCGAAAGATTACTGGACACGATGCTATCTCTGCTGTGAATAGTTTTATCGAACACTACTCTGAATACGAGGAACTGATTCATTGTATTATCGACAAGGATTTGAAAACCCGTGCTGGCGACAAGATTATCAACAAGGCTATTCCTGACCATATTCCAGAGTTTAGCGTTGCTCTAGCAGATAAATATGAACCTAAACTTGTAGATTGGAAGGATGGTTGGTATGTTAGCCGAAAAATTGACGGTGCTAGATGTATTGGGATTGTTGACTCTAATGGTGATACTACCTTCTATTCCCGCACAGGAAAGGAGTTTGATACTCTTGGCATCGTTAGGGATGGCATTAAGGCTCTTAACATTACTAATGTAGTATTTGATGGAGAACTTTGTCTGGTAGATGATGATGGTAATGAGGATTTTCAGGGAGTTATGAAACAACTCAAGAAGAAAGATCATACTATTCCTAATCCATCTTTTAAGATTTTTGATATGATTACTCACGATGAATTTTATAGCAAGAAGGGCGAGAAGAATCGTCCATATTCTATTCGCTATAATAATCTACGAGAAGTAATGAGAGACAATACTTGTGCTTGTCTTAGTGTGCTTGGTCAAGAACTTATCAAAGATGATGACCATTTTGCCGAGTGGACAAAACGAGGTAATGATTATGGCTGGGAAGGCGTGATGCTTCGTGCTGATGAACCATATAAAGGCAAGCGATCCAAAGACCTACTCAAAGTTAAAAAGTTTTTTGATGATGAGTATGAGGTTATTGATACTGAAATGGGGCCATTTCGTTATGTAAAGAATGGGGCTGAATGTGAAGAAACTATGTTGAGTTGTGTTACTATCAAGCATAAAGATCATCTTGTGCGAGTTGGTAGTGGATTTACTATTGAGCAGCGTCAAGAATTTTATCAGAATCCTAAAAAGATTCTTGGAAAGATTATTACGGTTCAGTATTTTGAGGAAACTAAAAACCAAGACGGTGGGATCAGTCTGCGATTCCCTAC